TCGGCGTGTATCGTTGGGTAGGAGATACGGAAGTACAATCTTTGCCCGATTACTTCGCAAGGCGTTTAAAGTACTGTAAAAAGTGCGGTAACATAGTAACGGAAGACGAAAGGATATGCCCCGTATGCGAAAGTCGGGCATTTGAACACAGAATACAGGAAACAACGCAGCTTGACAGGGACATAGATATAGAGATAAACGGCGGACAGCGAGAATATATATCGCAGATGACGGCTCCTGTATATGGGGATATACCCGTAACAGACGAAACAGGGACGGAAATGTTTGATGAGTTCGGAAACGCCATGACGGAATACGGCATAATCGAAGAGGCGAGACCGAACGAAGTTCCGATTTACAAGCTGACGCAGTACCCTGTAATTCTCCGCAGAAATATATCGAAAAGCGGCGCGCTGTTGGGCGGTTCCGATGTAGACAGTATAAAAGACCAGCAGGAAATGATTAAAAAACTGGGCGATAAAATGCAGGAGAAGCTTTTAAAGGGCGGTTCTTATGTAACATTCCCCGTAGGTGTTAATACAAGAAAAAGCGATGAGGAATTAAAGGTTATAGAATTGGAAGACCCGTCGCAGAAACAAATGATTGATGTGCTGAACATACAGGCTAACATTTCCAACGATATGGCGTTTATGGATGTGGCGTATCAGGCGGCAAGGGAGACAATCGGAATAACGGACAGCTTTCAGGGAAGAAAAGACAGTACGGCGCAGTCGGGAGCGGCTAAACAGTTTGCGGCGGCTCAGACGGCAGGCAGACTGGAAAGTAAACGAGTTATGAAACAGGCGGCATATCAGGAACTTTTTGAAATGATGTTTAAATTCATGCTTGCATACGCCGATGAACCGAGGGCAACAAAAAGACAGAATCCTATAGGGGATATAGAATACGGTATGTTCGACAGATACAATTTTCTTGAAAGGGATGCGGCAGGGGAATTGTACTGGAATGATGATTTTCTGTTCAGCGTCGATACGACAAACAATAACGCACAGAACAGAGAGGCGTTATGGAACTCAACGAAAGAGGCATACCAGAGCGGCGCATTCGGAGACCCTGCCAATATAGATACAAGGATATTGTACTGGGCGACACTGGAAAGATACCACTATCCAAACGCAGGAAATATCAAGCAGAATTTGAAAGAACAGAAAGAACAA